ACCCTCATGCGGCTCTCCTGTCTGTCTGTGTGATGGCCTCGGCTACCGGCAGAAAACTGGCGCGGCTCATCTGGGCTTGAGCAATGGCGTCAAGGGCGGCGTACAGCGCTTCCTCGGCGGCTCGGGCGTGGCGTTCAGCCTCGGCCCTGTCGCGGGTGTAGCAACCGGCCAGGGTGACGGCGTGAGCGGCTGCGTGGCAAAGGTCACGAGCGCGGGAAAGGTGGGAGGCGATCATGACGGGGCTCCCGTGGCCTTGATGAGGTCGCGAACTTGCTCCCCGAGCGGGGTCAGAACCGCGAAGCCGTACCGACCGTTTGGGCTTGCTGGTGGGACGTGGAACACGCCCTTCCGCAGCAGCGAGCGAACCGTAACCATCGTGAAGTCGCCGCTGATGCAGCCGCGCTCAACGAACCGGCGCTGCGGCAAAGTCAGGCGCTTGTAGGTGGCCCGAACGGCGGCCTCTGGGTGTCCGCTCATGCCGCGTCCTCCGCATAGTCAGGGTTAAACCCCCACCCGTCTGCATTGGCCTTAGCCGCTGCAATGTCCTCTTCGTCGGGGGTGAAGTCGTGGTCAGGGGCTTCGGTCATGTCGGGGCTCCCGTGGCCTTGGAAATGGCTCGCTCTGCTTGCCCGATGGTGTCCCAAAGCGCCGATCCGATCAGGCTCGCGTCCTCGGTGACTGCTAGATGGTGCCGGGCCACAATGGCGTTGCCTAGAAGCTGTCGCAGCGCCTCCAGTAGTTCCGGTGCAGCTGCTATAAGGCGCTCGTTCTCAGCAATGTTGCTGTCCAGCGCCTCGTCGCCGTTGTGGCACAGGCCGTAATATCCGTCGGCTCCGTACTCACAGAACCACGGCCCCGGCGTATGCGTTGCCCCGGTCATGCCGCTACCCCTTCACGGGTAGCGGCTTCGCGGGTCAGCTCGGCGCATCTGGCGTAGGCCGCTACCGCGATCAGGTAGCGAGCGCTCGGCTCGTAGGTTTTCACCACGGACTCAATCAGGAATTCGCTGTCATCGGCGGCAAACGCCCGTTCGCCGAGCGCGAGTCCGTCGTCGCGATACTCGTTGGCGTTCAACCACGCCTGCGCCGACCCATCGCTTTCGTCTGCGTAGGACTGGCGGGCGTTTTCGATCCGGTCTTCTTCGGCGCGGGTCATGTCGGCACCTCAACGACGCGCCGCAACATGCAGGTTGCGTTGGCATGTCTCTCGCGAGCCGCCACGTCCTCAATGTCGGCATTGGCGGCATATGCGGACTTAAAGCGGCTGCCCCCCACGATCCATCCACCGTACTTAGCGCCGACATAAACTGCGACGGCGTAGGGGGTGCTTGTGTTCTTGCGTGCCATGTCGGCGCTCCCTGTTGATGAGAGCAAGTTACGCGCGGTAACGGATAGACGCAAGCAGAAAATCACTCACGGTAACGCAATCGGCCATTATTTCAGGCGGCGTCCGCTTCTGGCGTGGCTATCCGGCAATCTTTAAAAGCTGCTCAATCGCATCGGCCACTGCGGTGCGCCGGGCCTCCGGGGCCTCTCGATAGGCGTTGATTATGCGGCGCTCGTTCGGGGTCAGCTCGGGCTCTGCGGTAAGGGGCTGGCCTTCGCCTGTCAGGAGCCAGGTCCAGTTGACCCCGAACTTCTTGGCGAAGCGTGCGGCTGTCTGGTGGTCTAGGGCAATGTGCTTTGACGAGTCCGGGCGGCGCTCATAGGCGCGGTATGTCCCCGGCTTGAGGCCGATGCTTTCGGCGGCGGCTTCGGCGTTCGGTGACAGGCCGTTCTCTTCCTGCCAGCGCATCCGAGACCAGCGCAGCCGGTCCCAAGTGCCTTCGGTGTCCTGCCATCGCGTTTTCATGCGCCAGATATTACGGGCGGGAACGGCACTACGGGTAACTTTGCGCTTGATTGGTCCGGTTACTGCGAGTAACGTGGCCACATGACGCACTCCGAAATCGTAGGCACCCTTGGCGCAAAAGCTATCGCGGACCGCATCGGCGTTCCCGCTGGTCGCGTCCGGGTTTGGAAGGCCCGCAAGGTCATTCCCCGGTCCGCATGGGCCGAGCTGATCGACGCCTTCCCGACCGTCACGCTTGAGCTGTTGAAGGCTGGCGAGGCCGGATGATCTACCCGATCCCCAATATCGCCGCGACCCTTTCCAGCCGGGCCAATGCCTCGGGTGCGCGGGCTGGCGTCACATGGGGTGAGCGTAGTTTCACGACCCTTTGCATGGCCGACCGCTGTTCCAGAAACCGCCGCATCTTGAGGATGGTTCGCCGCATCTTCCGGGTGCTGCCCCGTGATTGCGCGAACACCATTGCCGCGACCATTTCGGCTGCGGACTCGTCTGAGATTGTCAGGTCTGGAAGTCGGTTGGGCTCCGGCGGCACCGTAGAACTCCTTATGTGGAATCCCACGGTTGCGCCGTACGGCTCCGCTTACAACCCACCCGCCCGCACAGTTTCGTGTGTGAGGGGAATCTCGGTTTCTACGGTTGCGGTTGACTTTCACCAGACCATGAAAAAAGCGGCCCCACTACAGGACCGCTCCCTCTGCTGCCTTCAAGTATTTGGCCGCGCACCGTTCAAGGGTGCGGGCAATCTCGTCCGGTTGCCGGAGGGCTTCGGCGCTGCAACGCCTAGCCGCCTCCGCAAACCTGTCGCTTCCCCAGTCGATCACCTTCCTTGCCGGGAAATCCACGGTGATGATCTGGGCCACGTCGTCGTCTCCAAGTCCGCCAGACCAGTGCGGCCCGTGTCGGTCATTCATCAATGACCCAGACAGGAACAGACTTCATGCCCGCCCCTCGGCAACTTTTCGACCCGCGTATGGCGGAGGCGCTTGCCGCCCTGCTGAACCAGAAACACACGACCGCGAAGCAGATCGCCCGCGCGTACCAGATCGACCCGTCAACCGCTGAGAACCTCCGCAAGGGGCACCTGTCCGTGCCGACCTTGGAGAAGGTGGTCAAGGCGGAAGGCTGGGGTCTCTGGGCTGCGCTGGGGCGTGAGCTGACGGGCCTGTCCTACGAACAACACCTTCAATCCGTCATAGAGCAAGAGGCCCATGAACAAGCCCAAAGAGAAGCCGCGCGGGATCACGTTCGCCGTCTGGAAGAACGCGCCGCTGAGTTGGTCGCTGTATCTGGTCGGACTGCGGCTTAACCGCACCGGGTGGGTTGCCGAGCGTATCGGCGGGCGGGTCATGGCCTATGCCATCGAGCGCATGGTCAATCGGGTGTCGGCATGATGGCCTCGGTCGGGCGGGTTTTCGTCATGACCCTCGGTCTTCTGGCAATCCGATACGGCGCTGGCCCTGACGTTCCCTTTGTTTTGGACGCCGCCTTCTGCATCGCCGGGATTGTTCTGATCTCCCTCGCCGACCGGAGGCGCGGACAATGAACCCGAACGCCACCCCTCACCTTACCGCCGCCCTGTCATCGGCCCGCGCCTTCCTTATGGAACTGGACGCCGCCGGTAAGCAGTTGGACACGTCGGAAGCCTTTGGGGCGCGACTGACGATTAAGCGCCTGACAGCCGCTGCACAAGGCGAGATTGCCGCACTGGATGCCGCTATCGCCCTCGCCTCCGCCCCGGTGACAATCAAGCCGTATGATCCGCGATGGGGAGTGCCGTCATGATCGCCCGCATCCTCTCCCTGTTCCGCCCCCGCCCTGCCTATCCCGTTGCCAAGGCCCGTTACGACGACGCCAAGAGCCGGGGAGACACCCGCGCCATGAGCGAGGCATGGGGAGCGATGTTTCGGGCTCGCAATGCTGATCTGAGGGCTGGACGATGAATGGTTCATTCCGGCCTTCGGCCTCCATACCCACCGCGTGCGTGGTTGAAGAGTGCGTTCAACGGCAAGACGAGCTGTATTTTCTCAAGCTGGATCGCGCCCCCGGATGGGCTGTCTCTGCCGACCCCATCCCCGTTGGAACGTCAATCACGGTCAAGGACGGGAGGGTCGTATGACCGCCGCCTTCACCCTGCCCTTCCCCCCATCGATCAATGGCCTGTTTGCTGGCAAGGGGCGTCGGTATTGCTCGCGCACCTACAAGGCGTGGAAGGCTTCCGCTGCGCCGTTCGTTCCGGCTGGATTGATCGCCGGACCCTACACGCTTGACCTCCTGTTTGATCGCCCAGATCGCCGCTCCCGTGACCTCGGGAACCTCGAGAAGGCCGTGTCGGATTTGCTCGTAGAGCGCGGGCTGGTCATCGACGATTCCTGCTGCGAGCGCATCACCCTTGCGTGGTCTGACGCGGCTCCGAAGCGCGAGTCCGTCGTCCACGTCACCGTCACCCCTTACGCGAGGATTGCAGCATGAGCGCCGGGGACTTCGCAACGGCCCGTCGCGGTGGCGTTACCATCCACGACCTTGGCTATGCCCGCGCCGCCATGCTGGCCGGTCACGGGTTCCAAGCCGCCGCCGCCATGATCGGCTGTTCAGAAATCACCCTTCGCGAGCGCCTTCCCGATCCGCGCAAGCCTCGCCCGCCCCTGCCGTTCAGGGTCAGCCCGGTGGTCTATGCCGTGATTGATGCCCCGCCGCCGCCAGTCGTTCGCGACGTGATCCGTCTGGGCACAACCAGCCCGATCCTGGCCCGCGACATCATCACCATCGTCAGTGAGCATTACGACATCCCGCTTGAGGCGATGACCGGCCCGCACCGGTTCCGTTCGATAGCCCGCCCCCGGCAACGCGCGTGCTTCCTGATCCGCGAATATCGCCCCAACGTCAGCTATCCCGAGATTGGCAGGTTGATGGGTGGCCGCGACCATACGACGGTCATGCACGCCGTCCGCAAGGTTGAGGAGCTGATTGCCGCCTCGCCCGAGGAGGCGGCGGAACTGGACACCCTGCGAACCGTCATTGATGCCCGTATCGCGGACCGGGGGGTGGTGTGAGCATTGCCGCTCTTGTCCGAAGCATGGCGACTGCCGGTGCCCCCCCGGAAGCGATAGCCCTTGCCGTCGAGGCCGTCGAGGCTGCCGAGGCCAAGGTTGAGGCCGGTCGCGCTGCTGCGAGGGAGCGCAAGAGGCGTCAAAGGGCCGGGACAGTCACGGGACAGTCACGTGACGAGGTCGGGACAGTCACGGACGCCCCGCCCCCCCTTTCCTTCCCCCCCCAGACCCCCCCTAACCATACCCCCCCACCCGGAGATATAACTACACGGGCGCGAGGGGCGGCGGTTGGACCGACGAAAACCGAGATAGCGCGGGGCTTCCTCGCCTTTTGGTCAGCCTATCCCAAGCGGGTCGGCAAGGACGCGGCGGCCAAATCGTTCGCCAAGGCGATGGCTCGGGTGACGGATGCCGACCCGCTGGCGGTGATCTTGGCCGGATTGGAGCGCGCCCTGCCCGGCTGGGACGATCCGCAGTTCATCCCGAACCCGACGACATGGCTCAATCAGGGCCGCTGGGACGACGACGCCCCCCAACCCCGAACCGGAACCCAAAATGCAAACCGCCCTCCCCGCCAAGCCGACCGATCCGAAAGCCGATCTGTCTGGGCTGATATCATTGCCGAACGCGACGGCGCGGACGTTGGCCCGGTCCAACCCCTGCGGCTTGCGGGATGAATGCGCCCTGGCCCTTCGCATGGTCGAGCCGGTTCATCCTGCGGTGTTCGCAGTCGAGTTTGAACGGATGGCCCTGCACTATTGGGAGGGTCGGTTGAGCCCTGCCGAGGAAAAGGTCGTCAAGACCGATTGGCTGCGCCTGATGGGCCACCTTCCGGGCGATCTGATGCGGGAGGCGGTTGACCGGTATTTGCTGTCCCCGAAGCGGTTTCGGCCCACGCCGGGGCAGTTGCTGGAAATGGTCGCTGACGACCTTCGGTATCGGCAGGCCATCGCCAAGCGGGCGAGCGAGACATTGGCGCTGCTGGGCGCGGAAAACGGGGTTTACGCCCCTATTGGACAGGAGATTGAAGGATGAAGATGTTGGAACGGGTTGGAGAGGCGATCCGGGGGCCGATTTGCGAACACCCTGCTGTAGCGAACTGCGTCCATCAAGTGCGCGCCGTGGAAGCAGCCCGCGCTGCTCTTGAGGCCATGCGGGAGTTTGATGATGACGGCGCGTTCTTCAAATTGTTGGAGCGGGCCGCGTTAGAGCAGCGCCGAGAGTGTCCGGCACAGGTTGGGACAGCGGTGTGGGCGTCTGCGATCTCGGCAATCCTTACAGGTGAAGCATGACCGACGAAATCAGGGGAGACTACGGCCTTGCGGCCTCCGTACCCACCGAGGGGCCGCTGGATGATTTGATCGCCCGGCTGGAAGCGGCGAGTGAGGGTTCTGGCGCTCTTGATGATCTCGTTGGCCGGGCGATCGGGTGCATCCTTACGGGCATCACGGACGGCGTGTGGGGCGTGAAGCCCGGCGGCTGGACGCAATCCCTAGACGCCGCGTTTGCTCTGGCAGAACGGGTGCTGCCTGAGCACGGGCCGATTGACCTGACGATCATGGGTTCGGCGAAGGTGACGATCTGGAGCAATGATCCGTGCGGTCGCGACCTGTCTGATGCGTTCGGCCATACCCCCGCTCTTGCTCTGTGCATCGCAGTTCTTAAAGCGGTCTCGGTGGGTACGGAGCGAAGCGAAGTCTCCTCAAACACCCCCACCACACACAAGGGAGAAGACCAATGACGGCTCAAGCACATACGGCTCCGACGCCATGGAGGTGCGCGGGCTGTGGCTCCGAGAGCGCGGCCTGCGAGCGGACCTGTGAATGCCCGACAGATAGCCTCTATCGACGCGTTGACGGGCGGACCCTTAGCGCGCGGAAGGGCGAGAAGGTCGGCCCATGGCGCATCTGGTGCGAGCCGCCGCCTATTCCGGTCAGGTCGTTCGACTGGCACTATCAACACGAGGACACCGACCTCGGCTGCCCGCCTTGGATGAATGGCTCGTGCGCCAGCCGTGAGGACTGCATCGCCGAAATCATCGCAAGCTACGAGGACCGTCTCTCGCCCGCCATTGCAAAGGCTACTGGAGCCCAATCATGACCGAGTGGCAAGACATCAACCTAAACGACAAGGTCAGGGTCCGGCTGACCGATCGTGGCCGGGCGCATCATGCAAAAAGGTACGAGGAACTTTTCGCACGCCATGCCGACCGCTACCCATACTCGCCGCCCGCCGTTGATGCCGAGGGCTGGTCGGAGTTCCAGTTTTGGGAGCTGTTCCAAGTGTTCGGAGCCGTGGTCGGTATGGGGATGGCCGTTCCGTTCGAGACGACCGTTCGCGTCGCCCCTCCCCCACAGGAGCCCGCTAAATGACCCGTCGCAAGCCCACCCCTCCCCGTGATGTAGCAGGAGCGTCCGAAAGCGCCGCTGAACTGCTACGGGCCAGCCGTGAGGAAGCGGCCCGGATCAAGGCATATGGCGGCACGGTCAACATCGACCCGCGCACCGGCCTTATGGTTGGCGCTCGCCGGATGGATTGCTTCACCGCCCTGCTGACGGACCTTCCCGCCGAAGCCTCTGCCGTGAAGTGGTTTGAGGACATCATGCGGACGGCCTCGGGTGAGAATACGCAGGAGCGCCGCCCTGACTTCATCCGGGCATCATGCGAGGGAGCCCCAGGCCAGAACGTGTCGGACGCCATGATTGAGGCCAGCCGGTACTGCGAGGTCATCACCGACGCCTTGCGCCCGTGGGAGGCGAAGATGCTCCTCAAGCTGCTGGATGCCGATGCCTCGCTGCTGACCCGCTGGCGGTTCGTGGTTTTGGAGGTGACTGGCAACCGTAACCCGGTGGCACAGGGTCAGGCCCTCAAGTCGGCCTGTTCCTCGCTGGTGTGGGTGCGGGACAACATCGAGCGGCTGATGCGTGAGCGGCGGGACCGGAGGGCGGCGGCCTAAATGTGGGGGGCACAAAAAAAGAACGGCACAAGGGGTTGCGTCCGCTTAATCCCCGTGGTAGGCAATTCCTAAGGTCGCGAAACGCGCCTAGAGCATCAGTTTTCCCCACGGTGATAGACCCGCTGTGAGGATGGGGCCGGTCCTAGTGATCGGTCCCGACCAATCTGCGAGCGGCCAGACTGCCGACCATTGGGGACGGGAAGTGCCGGTAGCGTGGGCTTCCCCATTGCACGCCCGGCCTCGCAGACGCCTTGTCCCCCACATAGGGGCCTTAAGTCCTCTTCGGAGGCCGCCGGACCTGATCCCCCGGCGCTGACATTCCCGGCCAATAGGCTGGACACCAGACCCGCGCCCCTACCGAACAACCGCACATACAGCTTCGAGCTTTACGCAAAAGAGCGGTCAGGCGGCGCGGACACCATTCGTCAGGTGGTTCCTGACAAGAGCGCAGATTGCCGCTGATACGGACGGGCGCTCGATCGCCGGAGGACAGCATGAAGGCTCTACGCCTCGCTATCCTCACGTTTGCCATATGGTCGGGAGCCGTGCCGCTGGGACTGATTTGGCTCGGGTGGTTGTGGTTCCAATAGGAGGCCGGGATGAAGATCTTCTATCGCGCAATCATCCGCACCGCTGACGCCTTGTATCGGCTGGCGGGTGTTAAGTGAAAATCCAGTACCTCGCGCGTGGCGGCCTTGCGGTTTACGCGGGTAGCTATGACCCCAGGCGCCGGGTGGCGATTGCGAGCGACGACCAGCAACAAACGGTGGTCATCACCTACCCGGCCACGATCACGGCGGTTGCCCTGACCGAGAACGGCATAGACGCCGGGACGGCAGCGGTAAGCGGAAGCCAAGCGACATTCACAATCTCGGGGTCCGGCTCCCTGAGCATCATCGCCACAATGGGCGATGAGCGACCCAAGGTGGTCATTGAAGCCGAGAGCAGCGGGACAGATGGATATGGGGAGACCTAGCGACTTCACGCTCGAGGTTGCCAACGACCTTTGCGAGCGTCTGTCCAAGGGCGAGAGCCTGCGGACCATTTGCGAAGAGGCCGACAAGCCCAGTCGTTCAACCGTTCAGCGTTGGCTGGCGTCGAATGAAACATTTCGCATCCAATACGCACACGCGAGAGAGCAGCAGGCTGAATGGTACGCTGAGCGCATTGTGGACGATGCGATGACGGCGACGGATGCTGCGATTGGTCGGTTGCGAATGGATGCGCTCAAGTGGGCTGCGTCCAAGCTGGCCCCGAAGAAGTACGGGGACAAGGTGGCCCATGTCGGGGGTGGTCCGGATGATGCGCCGATCCAGACCCAGGGCACGGTCGAGGTTCGGTTCTTTCGTCCCGGCGACGCGCTGCCCGAGTGAAGATCAGCGCGGACCTTCCGGCGTGTCTGGAATACCCGCTGTTCTCCAAGGTTGCGGATGACGGCTTGCCGGTTCGCCATCGCGCACTGCATGGCGGGCGTGGTTCGGCCAAGTCTCACGGGTTTGGCCGTGCCTTGCTGGTCCGGGGGTTCGCTGGCCGGGAGCGCATCCTTTGTGCCCGTGAGATTCAGAAGAGCATTGAGGGGTCAGTAAAGGCGCTGCTTGACGACCTGATCCCGCAAATGGGTTTCGGCCCGACGAATGGCGACGGCTTCTTTCATAGCCTTCAGTACGAGATCAGGGGGCGCAACGGCACGGAGTTCAGCTTTGCTGGCCTTCGGACGAACGTGGACAGTGTGAAGTCCACCGAGGGCATAACGATTGCCTATGTGAACGAGGCGCGGACGGTCAGTCAGAACAGCATCAAGGTTCTCACTCCGACCATCCGCGCAACTGGTTCTGAGATATGGTGGGACTGGAACCCGGAAAACGACACCGATCCGGTTGATGCGATGTTCCGGGGTGGGGAGCCCCCGCCGGGGTCCATTGTTCGCGAGGTCAACTACACGGAAAACCCGTGGTTCGGCGAGCCGATGCTTTCGGAGATGCTTTGGGACAAGGCCCGCGACCCTGAGAAATACGCCCATGTGTGGCTTGGTCAGTACAGCCGCAACAGCGAGGCTCGGGTCTTTCGTAACTGGAAGGTCGAGGCGTTCGACACGCCGGACGATGCGGTGTTCAGGTTTGGGGCGGATTGGGGTTTCTCGGTTGACCCGACCGTTCTGGTTCGGTGCTGGCTCGATGGTCGCACGCTGTACGTCGATCAAGAGGCGTGGGAGGTCGGTTGCGAGATCGACAAGACCCCGGCGCTGTTCGATGCGGTCGAGGGGTCGCGCAAGTGGACGGTCACGGCGGATTCCGCCAGGCCGGAAACGGTTAGCTACATGCGTCGTCAAGGGTTCAGGATTGTCCCTGCCATCAAGGGGCCGGGGTCGATTGAGGATGGGATTGAGTTCCTGAAGTCGTTTGACATCGTGGTTCACCCGCGATGCACGCACGTCGCGGACGAACTGACCCGCTACAGCTTCAAGACGGACAACCTGACCGGCGAAGTCCTCCCCGTGTTGGAGGATAAGGACAATCACACAATCGACGCGCTGAGATACGCGCTTGAGGCGCTGCGGCGGACTTGGAAGAAGACGGTTCCGCCGCCGCCCAAGCCGATTGACCGCTGGGATAGAGTTCGGGAGGCGTCGCCATCGTGGAAAACAGCATGACGATCCAGCGCCGAGTTTCTCACCCGCGCCGTCCGCTTTTGGGCGTTCGGGCCTCGGTTGGGCCTCGGGGTTATTGGGTGGGCTGCTGTGCCGAGGACTACGCCGGACGCGAGCGCGAGCTTGAGCGCATTGCTATTGCAAGGGTGGCCCGATGATTGAGGCGCAGAACGAGGACCGCCACCGCAAGCTGATCGGCTATTTCGAGGAGTCGGAAGAGGCCACGTCTCCCGCCCGCACGAAGGCGGAGCGAGACCGCGACTATTACGACGGCAAACAGTGGACGGCTGACGAAGCCGCCAAGCTGGAGGCGCGAGGCCAGCCGGTCATTGCGTTCAACGTGATCAAGTCGCGTGTTGAGTTCCTGCTGGGTGTCGAAAAGCAGCAACGCCGCGATCCGAAGGCGTACTATCGCAACCAGCCGGACGAGCCCGCTGCGGACGCCTTCACCTCGGGCCTTCGCTTTGCTGCGGATTCGGCTGACTTCCCGGCCAAGCGCTCGCGGGCATGGAAGAACATCGTGGTTGAGGGCTACGGCGGCGTTGAGCTGTACGCCGAGCCGGACGGCATCGACTATGCCCTGAAAATGAACGTGATCCCGTGGGACCGGATTGTGTTCGACCCCTATTCATCGTCGGAGGATTTCTCTGATGCGCGGTTCGTCGGCCAGGTCCTTTGGATGGACTACGACGAGGCGCTGGAAAAGTACGGCGAGGAAGCCAAGGCGGTCATTGACGCGACGCTGGACAAGCGATCGGCCAGTGACACCTTCGAGGACAAGCCAAAGGACACGGCGTGGGCGGATCGCCGCCGCGAGCGGGTTCGGGTCGTGTCCATGTGGCACAAGCAGGCCGGGCGCTGGTTCCTGTGTGACTTCACGCAGGGCGGCGAGCTTTCGTACACCGAAAGCCCCTACCAGACGATGCACGGCGAGAGCCTGTGCCCGCTCATTCTGGAGTCGGCGCACGTTGACCGGGACAACAATCGGTATGGCGAGGTTCGCCACCTGATCGACCCGCAAGACGAGGTGAATAAGCGCCGCTCCAAGGCCCTTCACCAGTCGGTGAGTCGGGGTGTGATTGCCGATCATGGTGCGGTCGAGGACGTGGGCAAGACCCGTCGCGAACTGGCCCGCCCTGACTTCTACGCCGAGGTCATGCCCGGAGCGCGGTTCGAGGTTGTGGACGGCATTCAGTTGGCCGCTGGTCAGGCCGCGCTGCTGAATGACGCCATGGGCTATATCGCGCAGGCAGGGCCGAACAAGGCGCTTCTGGGCAAGGGGACGGAAGATCAGTCGGGCCGCGCGATTGAGGCGCAACAGGCTGGCGGCATGGTCGAGATGGGGGATTTGCTGGATGCGCTGCGCCGGTTTGACCAGCGGGTGTTCCAGTTCCTCGCCAACATGATGCAGCAGTTCTGGACTGCGGAAAGGTGGGTTCGTGTCACTGATGATGAGCTATCGCCGCAGGCTGTTGGCCTCAACGTCACGCAGGTCGATGAGTACGGCTATCCGGTCGGGCAACAGAATGCCGTTGCAGAAATGGACGTGGACATCATCATAGCGGACTCCGAAAACGTCATCGCCATGCAGGGCGAGATGTATCAGGCGTTCGTGAACGCGTTGCCGATGCTGGCGCAGATGCCGCCGCAGTTTGCCCAGATCGCGATCAAGGTGAACCCGTCGCTGCGGGCGTCGCAGAAGCGTGAGATTTTGGAGGTGCTGGAACAGATGGCCCAGCCGAATCCGCAGGCGCAACAGGCCGCCGAAATGGAGATGGCGCACAAGGCCGCTGAGACCGAAAAGGTCCGGGCTGAGGCGTTCAAGAACATGGCGCAGGGTGAGGACTATGCCTCCCGCGCTCAACAGATGCCCGACATGGGCCAGTACATCGCCGCATAAGCGGACGATCCGTCCGGCCCGGTAAGGCCGAGAGGTAGCGTCGAGAGACGCCACATATCCCTATGATGGAAGATAAAGCCCCGGTCGCTGAGGCCGAGACGGAGACGGCGGGTATTGCCGACATTCTGGCGGATTCGCCGTCTCCTGTGGCCGAAAAGGTCGCGCCCGAGCCTGAAGGGGCCGCGCTCGCTGCGCAAGCGGAGGTCAAGCCGGAAGCGAAGCCCGAGGCTGAACAGCCGTTCTGGTATCGCAAACAGCTTGAGAAAGAAAGGAAGGCCCGGCAGGCCGCCGAACGCGAGGCCGAGCAGCTTCGCCAGCAGCGCCCCGAGCCGCAACTGCCGGACCCCCGGCAAGACCCGATGTCGTATTTTGAAGCGCGTCGGCTTGAAGACAAGGTTGAGCGGTCTGAGGACCGTTTCGTGGACAAGCACGGAGAACAGGAGTTCGAGGCCGTCAAAGAATGGCTTGCCACGCGTCCCGACATCGAGGCGTGGGCAGTCCAGCAGCGGCACCCCTGGGGCTCGGCCTTCCAGCAGTACCAGCGCGAAAAGCTGAGCGCCGAGATTGGCGAAGACCCGAATGCGTGGCGAGAGAAAGAGCGCGAACGCATTCGAGCCGAAGTGCAGGCGGAGTTCCAGTCGGCCCCGCCGATGGGGCGACCCGCGCCTACCATTCCCGCGCCCGCATCGGGCCAGCGTTCAGCCGCCCCGAGGGGTGGTGCTGGCTTTGCCGGGCCAACGCCGCTTGGGGACATCCTCCAGCGGTAAGCCAACCACGCAGCGTCGGATGACGCCGCTATCTCACAGAAAGAAACACAATGGCCGACACCACCCCCGCGACCGGATTGGTCGTTCAGCAGTGGGAAGACAAGTTCTTCTCTGAGTATCTGCAAGACCTTCAGATCAAGTCCATGATGGGCACCGACGAAAACTCGGTGATTCAGGTGAAGGAAGACCTGTCCAAAAAGGATGGCGACTCCATCACCATCGCGCTGGTCAATCGTCTGACCAATGCCGCCGTGACCGGCACCGCGACCCTTGAGGGCAACGAGGAAGCCCAAAAGTCGCGCTCCATGCGCATCTATGTCGACAAGCGCCGTAATGCGGTGCGCGTCGCTGAGATGAGCGAGCAGAAGTCCGCTATCGACCTCCGGCAGGCCGCCCGTGCGACCCTGAAGGATTGGGCGATGGAGGACACCCGCGATCTGGTCATCTCGGCCCTCGGTTCGATCAACGGCGTCTCGTTCACCGCCGCGACCGAGGCCCAGCGGGATGCCTGGCTGGTGGACAACGCCGACCGCGTTCTGTTCGGGGCGGCTTCGGCTGGCCTGACCGACGCCTCGGCTGACTTCGCCCTGCTGGACACCACGGCCGACCTGTTCAACGCCACCGCGCTTGACGCGATGCTGCTGAAGGCCAAGACCGCCAGCCCGAAAATCCGCCCTGTGCGCGATCCGGGCAATGGCCGTCGTTACTACGTTGCCCTTGCCCATCCGGCTGCGTTCAAGAACCTGCGTGACAGCCTTGACACTGAGGTTCTGGCGCAAACGTCGGTTCAGGCCGAGGCGTCCAAGCTGTTCGAGGGTGGCGACATCCTGTGGAACGGCTGCATCGTCAAGGAGCAGGACAACATCCCGGTGTACCTGAACCTCGGCGCGTCGGCGACCACGGAGGTGACCCCGGTTTACCTGCTGGGGGCGCAGGCCGTGGCCGTTGCGTATGCCAAGCGCTGGCGTTCGCGCACGGAAGAGTTCGACTATGGCGACAAGCATGGCGTTGCCATTGACGGCATCTATGGCGTCCGCAAAATCCTGTTCGGGACGGGTTCGGGCGACACGGACGACCTGAAGGACCACGGCGTTGTGACTGGCTACTTCGCCACCACGGCTGCCGGAACCCACACCGGCATCGCCGCTTCGTAAGACTGGCGGGGCGGTCTCTAACGGGGCCGCCCCGATCCTTTTCCCCTGACACGAAAGGAGCGCGCTGATGGCGGCTCAGACCTTTACTGCGGATCGGGCCGCGACCACGCTCCCGGTGTTCAAGAACCTCGGCGCTGGCAACGTCTCGGTTGCTTACGGCAGCTATACGCTGGCGGAGGTTCCCGAGGTGGGCGACATCTGGCAACTGTGCCGCATCCCGTCCGGCGCGGTTGTTCTCGGTGGCTATTTCGCCGCCTCTGACATCGACTCTGGCGTTGAAACGCTGGACATCGACCTCGGCTGGGCCGCGAACGGCGGCGAGGCTGCGGACCCGGACGGCTTCGCCAACATGGGTGTGATTTCCGGCGACACCGTTGTGGATGTCGCCAACGGCGTGGTTGCCAATATGCGCCACCTCGCTTTCACGACCCCGCCGACCTTCACCAAGGAAACGACGGTTCAAGCGCAATGCGTGGCGGTCGCCAACGCGGGCGGCACCGGCACGATTTCCTGCGCCATCTACTACGTCAACCCCTGACCGGATGGGGCGGGTTTCGGCCCGCCCTGTTTGTCTTCCCAACCTTCGAGGTGACCGATGACACGCACGGAAGCCATCCGGCAGGTGCTGGAGAATCTGCGGGTTATCGACGCTCAGGCCAATCCCGCCGCCGAGGACGCGAACGTGGTGGGCAAGCGACTGGATCAGGCCCGCGCCTTCCTGACCGAGCGCGGTCTGTGCTGGTGGACGGCGGACGCCATCCCGGACGCTGTTTCGTCGGCCTTTTGCGCCTTCGTGGCCGAGCGGACGGGTGACGTGTTCAACAAGCCCTATACCGCCCCTGGAGCCATCAAGGACATCGCATCGGTCAAGTCCGGCGAGGACCGCGAGGCTGTCCGGGCTGAGTATTTCTAAGTGAGGCGCTTGCTTCAGCTTGGGGTTCAGTCGGGTGAGGCGTCATCGCCCCCGGTTAGCTCCGAACGGCTGATCAACGGCTACCTTGAGAGCGTTCCGAACGGGCGTTCGCCGGTTGCCATATACGGCACGCCGGGCCTTATCGAGTTCGCGGCCACAACGGCCATCAGGGGGTTGTTGGAGAGCAAAGAGCGGCTGTACGCGGTCACGGCGACCCAACTGGTCGAGATTGGCTCCAACGGCACGCCAACGGCGCTGGGCACCATTCCGGCGGGTGCCGTTGATATGGCGTCTGACGGCACGAATGTCGTGGTTGTCGTGGGCGGCGCAATCTATGTCTGGAACGGATCGACCTTGGCCGAGGTGACGGACCCGGATGCCCCGGACGCATCGTCGGTCGAGTGGCTGAACGGCTTTTTCATCTTCACCGAAACCGACACGCAGCAGTTCTTCATTTCACCGATGAATGCTCCCGGCGGGGATTATGACGCGCTGGATTTCGACTCTTCGGACGTGATGCCGGACGATCTGGTCGCCATTCGGCGCAATGGCCGGACGCTGTTGATGTTCGGGCGGCAGTCGGTCGAGTTCTGGTACTATTCCGGCGACCCGGTGTTTCCGATCCAGCGCTTTCAGGATGACCCGTTGGAGGTGGGGCTGGCTGGTGTTCGGGCGGCGTCGTCAACCAATGAGGCGGTGTTCTGGCTGGCGTCTGACAAGACGGTTCGTCGGCTGGATGGCCGGACGGCGGCGCGGGTCAGCACGTTTGCTATCGAAAAGGAGATTGCGGGCTGGTCTGACGTATCGCTCACGGTTGCGTCGTCGCACGTTTACGAGGGGCACCTGTTCGTCGTGTTCCGCAACCCGGACGGCTGCGTGGTTTGGGATCAGGCTACAAGCCTGTGGCACGAGCGCCAGTCCTATGGGGCCGGGACGTGGCAGGTCGGGCCTTACGCCTATGCGTTCGGCAAGCACCTGTTCGGCGGCGCGGGGGTGTTCGAGCTCGGCGGCTATGATGAGGACGGCCAGCCCCTGCCGTTCGAGATGATCACCCCTTGGCTGGATAATCAGGGCGAGCGGTTCTCGCTCAATGAGGTTGAGTTGCGCATGGAGGCGGGCGCTGGCGGGCCTGTGCTCGATCCGAAGGTGACCCTCTCGCGCACCGAGGACGGCGAGGAGTGGACCACCCCGGTAATCCGCTCGTTCGGCAAACAGGGTGAGCGGTTCCGCCGCGTGACGTTCTCCCGGCAGGGCATGAGCCGTGGGTGCGCCTTGAGGGTGCGGATTACGGATGCGGTGAAGCGGGTGATTTACGCCGCCTATGCGGACGTTGATTGATGGCGATTCCGAAGCTTTCAGCCCGCAACCCGATTGCCACGCCGGGCGGCGCTCCGACCAGTCAGTTCTTGCAATTCATGGAGTCGGTCAGGGTTGATCAAACCGCCACGGACGCCCGGCAGGACGCGGTTGATATTGAACTGGCGGCGATCAATGCGGCACAGGACGTTATCATTTCTGACCTCGCCGACGTGGTGGCCGCTCAGGCGGTGATCGTGTCCGATCTGGCGGTTGAGGTTGACCGGCTGACCAACGTGCTGAACGGCACGACCAGCTTCACCGGCCTGAACGTCGGCGGGACGAATGTGAAGCCGTTTCTGGACAAGACGGACGGGTCGAAGATCACGAGTTCGACGGCGCTGGATTCCTCGACGGTGGTGACGGCGACGGTTGCCCAGGGCGACATTGTGAACTCGACCACGGCGTTCACGGCGGGCAATGTGACGTGGAGCGAGGAAGCTGACAGCGCCAAGACGGCGCAGACGGTTTCCGGTGTGGTGGTTGAGCGCGGGTCGGTGCTGATTTCGTTCGACCTGTTCACGCAGTTCACCAACTGCCCATCCTCGAACAACAGCACGTTGAGGCTTTATCGCGGCGGGACGGAACTGACCAACGCGCAGCAGATTCAGGCGGCCATTTCGCACGGGTCCGGGGTCCACAGGATTGTGCAGCGATGGTCGATTGTGAACTTCCCCGACAGTCCGGGGGCCGGGACTCATGAGTATTCCGTGACGTTCCAGCCGGGCTATGCGGCGACGACATTTAATGGTGGGGGGAGCATGTCGGGCCGCTCCCTGACCGTCATTGTGGTTGAGGCATAGGAGTGGTCATGCAGTACGCGGTTCACGCCCCGGACGGCCAGATTTTGCGGATCGTTCGGATGACGTTCCGGGCTGACGTTGAGTATGCGGCGCGGATGGAGCGGGCGTCGGTGCAGGCCGGTGACGGCGAAGCGGTGGTGGAGTTGCCGGAGGACTTTCAGGGCAACGACCTGACGCACCGGATAGAAAACGGTGCGGCGGTGGCGATATGATCAAACAGGCAGATCAGTCCGACATCGCGGCAGTGGCGGTGTGATTAGCCGCGACGTAGATTTCTGGGATCGAGTTGCCACGCATCCGCTGGTCTCGCCGCATATTTTTATGGGTAAGGCCCCGCAAACTCTGGCCCCGCTGGTCACAAACCCGAAGGCCCGACCCTACGCCTCGGAGAATGGCGGGGTCATCTTTCTGCCGGTGGATGCGCTCGGCTTTGTAGTCGAGATGCACACGCTTTACGCGCCCGAGGGCTGGGGCCGGGAGGTCGCGCTGAACGGCAAACGCTTTGTTGATGACGTGCTGAAAACGGCATCGCTGATCATCACCCACGAACAAGAGAGCCATTGGCGCTCACGTCCGCCCCGGTCCCACGGTTGGGCTTCGGCGGGCGACTTCATCGACGCAGGACTGTCAGCCCGCTTGCGGCTCTGGACCCTGACCCGAGAGGCTTGGGTTGCCTCGCCAGTAGGACGGAAAATGCAATGCCAATAGCCATCCCCCTTGCCATCGCGGGCGGCACCATCGCCGCCGGGGCTATGTCGGCCAGCGCCTCGCGTTCGGCGGCCAGCACTCAGGCGCAAGCGTCAGACCGTGCCGCCGATCTTCAGAACCAGCAGTTCCAGCAGCTTCTTGCCTTGCAGATGCCGGGCTATGGCCGGGCCGAAAGCGCATCGAACCTGTACATGCAGGCGTTGGGCATTCCGAATACGGGCGCGCAGGCACCGCAGCCCGGGACGCCAAGCCAACCCCAGACCCCAAATCTCAGCTATGGCGGCACGGGTGGTATATTCCCCATGACGGGCGGTCAGGCCGGCGGCGGGCAGGCGCAATATTCGATGATGCAGGCGGATAGCGCGGGTTCCCCGCAATACGCCGTCAACGAGGGCGGGCCGCAGGTTCTGCCGGGCGTTCCCGGCCAGCCCACCGCCCCGACCGGAACTGGTATCGCAGGGGGCCAGCAGGGCGTTTACGACATGGTGTCGCAGACCCCCGGCTATCAGGCGCAGCTTGATCAGGGGTTGAAGGCCATTGACCGCGCCTCACCAATGACCGGCGGGATGTATTCGGGGCGGCGCATGAAGGCGCTGAACGACTACGGGCAAAACACCTTCGGCAGCTACTATGACAACTGGCTGAACCGGGTCGGTGGCATGGCGGGCCAGTCAACCCAGATCGCCAACAACATCGGCCAGGCCGGGATGCAGAACGCCAACAACGTCGGCAACCTGATGATGACCGGGGCCAACGCTCGGGCTCAGGGCCAGACCAATAGCGCCAATGCATGGACAAGCGCCATCGGAACGGGCGTCGGGATGTATGGCGGCTCTCAGGGGTGGTTCGGATGAGTTCGCCGTTTGACGGGTTCCAGAACGGATTGATGACCGGCGCTCAACTCGGGCGCGGGGCCTATCAGGCGGGCCAACGCCGGGCCGTGGGCGGGCTTATGGCGTCCGGTGACTACGCGGGTGCGCGAGACGCGGCCTATGGTCAGGGTGACATCTCGACGGGTGCCGCCATAGACGGGCGCGTTCAGCAGCAGGCCGCACAAGCCCGCAATGTCGAGATGGGCGGAATGATCCAGTCTGGTGATTACGAGGGCGCTCAGGGAGTCGCGGCTGGCGCTGGCGACCTGCAAGGCATGGCGCAGGTTCAGGCGTGGGCATCGCGGGCCAGTGAGCAGGAAAAGGAGGCTACAGCCGAGGCCCTTGGCCGCTTGGCGTCTGTCGCGCAATCCCTTCAGTCCCTTCCCCCGGAACAGCGGTTCGCGCGGGCGCAGGAGTTGGCCCCGCAGTTCGGCATTGACCCGGCCCAGATCACCCCGGAGAGCCTGTCAGACGAAGGGATTCAGGGTCTGGTGGCGCAGGCCATCGGACTGAAGGACTTCCTGTCGTATCAGCAGCGCGAACGGGATGCGACGCGCCCGATCATGACGCCATACGGGATCATGCTTCCCCCCGGTGCCCCCGCCCCGAATATGGGGCCACAATCGTTCGACGCCCTGCCGCAGGGCTGGACCCCTACCCCGCGCCCTGATCAGCCCGCTCGGGGCCAGCCTGAGCGGGCACAACAATCCTCGGTTTCGTTCGGCTCGACGGACGAGGCGCGACGGGCCATCGCCCAGATCGTCCCCGGTGTGACCTTCACCAGTGGTGAGCGGAGCGCGGCGGAGAACCGTCGCGTTGGCGGTGTTCCGACATCAAACCACCTTCGCGCTCGGGCGTGGGATTTGGTCCCACCCCAAGGCATGAGCATGGCGCAGCTTCATCAGACGATGCGAGCCCAAGGCTTCCGCGCCCTCAATGAGGGCGACCACATTCACGTTTCATGGTGACCTGATGCAAAACCCGCAGCGAGGCGACACCGCGCAAGGCCCGAACGGCGAAACCGCGACCTTTGACGGGCAGCGGTGGGTTGTTCAGTCTGCCCCGCAGGCGGGCGGGGATTGGTCGATCCAGCCCATGCAGACACCCGCCGACCAACGCGCGGCGGCGAGTGCGGCGCGGGCAGATGCCGCCGCCTCCCGGTCGGAGGTGCGCGACCAAACGACCATGAACCGGCAGGGCATCCAAAGCGAAACCGATCTGCGCAAAGAGTTTCTGGCGCAGCCGGACGCCAAGGAGTTCCCGACCATCGCGTCCTCGTATCAGAACGTGCTGGAGACCGCGCGTAATGAGTCTGCGGCTGGCGACCTTTCGCTGATCTTCGCCTTTATGAAGATCCTCGATCCCAACTCGGTTGTGCGGGAACAGGAGTTCGCGAACGCACAGAACGCGGCGGGCGTCCCCGATCAAATCCGCAACACCTTCAACCGCGCCCTTGAGGGCCAGCGGCTGAACCCGAAACAGCGTGCGGACTTCGTGGCGCAAGCGCAGTCGGTCTATGCGAACCGGGCTGAGCGCTACAACGCCCTCGCCTCGCGCTATCGTGGCCTGGCCGAAAGCTATGGGTTCGCCCCGGATAATGTGGCGTTGCCGGAAGAGGTGGTTGCGGCGCAGGCGTCCGCCCAAGCCGCGCCGCAGGAGCAGGGATCGACAGCTTCCCCGACCGAAACCCCCTATCTCCCGACCAATCCTGACGGCTCGGTGACGTGGGACGATCTGACTGACCAGCAGCGCATGAGCATCGGCGCGGGCCAAGTCGTCGTTACGCCGAGCGGGGAAAGGGTCACCGCACGCGGCAGGCCGTTTGTTGACCCCAACCCCCGTTCGACCGATCGCACTGGCGGTGGCGGCCTGAACCTTCGCGAGCCGAACGCGCGCGACACGGGCGCGGCTTTCGTTACGGCGGCGAATGAGCAAATCCCGTTCGGAGATGAGCTTTCTGCGGCGACGGTCGGGGCCATGACGGGCCGAGGGTATTCCGAAACCCGCGACATCCAGCAAAACAATGTCTCGATGCTGAACGAGACGAACCGTACGGCCCGTAACGCGGGTGGGGTTGCGGGTGTTGGCGCAATGATGATCGCTCCCGGCGCGGCGACGGCTGGCCGGTTTGTTACTCAGGCCCCCAAGGGCATGGCGGTGGCGCGGGGCATGATGGCCGGTGGTGCCTCCGGTGCCGTCTATGGGGCCGGTGCGGCTGACGGCGGCGTGGCCGAGCGCTTGTCCGCAGCGCGTGACGGGGCTGTGGTTGGGGCAATGACCGGCGGTGCCCTGTCTGGCGGGGCTCGGGCCGTGGGTGAGCGTCTGTCGCGCCCGGTGGCCGAGGGAAGCCGCGCGGCCCATGTCCAAACCCTTCGGAACAACGGGGTCAGCATGACGCCGGGGCAAAGCATGGGCGGGGTTGCCAAGAGCGCGGAGGACCTTGCCCAGCGCGCGCCCATTCTCGGCCCGGCCATTCGGGCGGCCAGAGGGCGCAATGTCGAGACCCTGAACCGGGCCGTTGGAAACCGGGCGCTGGATGCTATTGGCGAGGGCGTTCCGGCCAATGTGAACGTCGGTGGGGATATGGTGTCCCACGTTCGGGGGCGTCTCGGGTCAGAGTTTGATCGGGCCTATGCGATGGTCCCCGACTTCAACCCGAATGACCCCGAACTGGTACAGGGGCTGACCCGCATCGGCCAGCGCAAGGCTGATCTGCCGACCCAGATGCAAGAGCAGTTCGACAACATCGTGGCCCAGCGCGTACAGCGCCTGAACGGGCAGACAACCGGCCAGAACGTTGGGGCCGTGCGGAGCGAACTGAACCAGATCGCGTCGGGCTATCTCAAGTCGCAAGACCCGGCCCAGCAGCAGCTTGGCGGGATGCTGGCCGAGCTTGGCGACGAACTGGATGGGGCAATCAGCCGCGCCAATCCGGAAGCCGGGCAGATTCTGTCGCGAGCCCGCGATGGGTATGCCGACTATATCCGGCTGGAACGGGCCTCGACCAATGCGGGGGGTGAGGCGTTCGCGCCGGGTCATCTGGCATCGGCCGTCAAGGCCACGGACGGCACGGTGCGCCACGGGGCGGTCGGGCGGGGCGATGCCCGTCTACAAGACCTGTCTCGCGCCGCAAGGGCCGTCATGCCGGACGCCTTCGGAAACCCCGGCACGGCGGATGCAGTCGGCCTCGGGGGTCTTGCCGTAGGTGCCGTGAACGCTCCAATCACAACGGGGGCCATTGCCGCCGGGCTTGGCGCAGCCGCGACCCCCTATCTGATGATGGGGCGGCAGGTTCTGGAACGCCTGCCCGCCAATGCATCACGCCAGCAACTTCAGCAGGCGGCGGACGAACTCGGCAAACTGGCGACGAAGGACTCTAACGTCATCTCGTTTGTTGACGAAGTGAACAAGCGGCTGGTGGCCTCATCCGGCGTCGCCGCGACCGTTGCCCAACCGCGTCCGATGACCGGGCGCTAGGGCAACCACGCAAGAAGGTCGGCCAGTAGCTTGGCTGCAAACAGAACAGCGGCGGCGAACGGAACGTAAATCGCCCACGCCAACAGGTGGCGGCGGCGGCTCCATTTGGACGTGTCCACGCCCCAGATCGGATGATTCATCCGGCCCCCATAGCACATTCGCAGCGTCGTGACGACGCCGCATCCCATGACGGAGTTACCCGATGGCGGCAGGTCGCATCATCGTCCCCAACATCATGCCCGCGCTGGACATCAACGCGGACCCGGTGCCGGGGGCGAAGCTCTATTTCTACCTCAACGAAACCACGACGCTGACGACGGTTTACACGACCTCGGCCCTGTCTGTGGCCCACGCCAATCCGGTGGTTGCCGACGCCTCGGGCGTGTTCCCGTCGATCTTCGCTGACACGGCGCTGGCGTTCTCCATCGCCCTGACGGACGCGGACGGCGCTCCCATTGTCGGCCTGCGCAACCGCGATAACGTCACGGCGACCACCTTTTATGGTGACGACGTGGTGGCCGAGTGTGAGGCCGCAGCTACCGCCGCCGCAGCCTCTGCCGCCGACGCTGCCGCCACCCTGGCTGGGGCCGTGCTTCGGTATAATGCCAAATCAGAGATTGCCGCCGCAACAATCTCTGGAAACGTGCGGGTAGCGCAAACGCGGTTTTACGCCCCCAACTACGCCGCTCCCGCCACGATGGTCGGCGGTGCAACATATGTCAGAACGTCCTACGCGACGATCACGGCGGGCAGTTATCCTGCGGCGTCCTATGTTCGTTCGGTGGACCGCTTGATGCCAGACGGATCGACGGACGCGACCAATGGCGGCTACTGGCTGCTGCAAGACGAGGTTGTGACACCACAAAAGTTCGGCGCGGTTGGAAACGCCTCCGCTGACGACTATGCCGCCATCGTTGCGGCAGAGGCGTACTGTGCGATTGGTGGGCAGCCGCTGACGTGGCCTCCGGGTGTCTATCGGTGTGACACTGGCATCACAAAGGCCGGAAACGTGGACTGGCTCGGAAGTGGTCGCCTCACAACCACGATTGATTATCGGGGGAGCGGGGTTTGCATTAACGCGCTGGGGACCGACCCGGCCCGCATCGTCTGCACAATCGCCAAGATTGGACTCGACGGAACCAACGCGGCTGCGGACGCTATCGGCGTGCTGGCTGGCTGGAATATGCGCTCCACGCTACTGGACAACGTTCGCATCTACAAGATGGGCAAGTACGGTATCCAGTTCGACGACCAAAACTGGATCGTTACCCTGCGAGATGTTCTGATCGACTCGTGCGGCTGGCTGACGACCAACGGCTCGGGAATGTACAAGGCCGGAGACAGCACCGCCGCTGGTGAGTGGAACGACATGACGTTTATCGGCGTCAACATCGAGAACTGCGGGCGGTCTGGCGACAGCACGGCGGGCGGGATGTTGATCCTGTCGGACTCCGCCAACCGGGGGCTCAAGATGATTGCCTGCGACATCGAGGGCAACCGGGGAACGTCTCAAGTTTACATCACCAATATGGCTGATGTGCTGTTTGATGGCATCTACATGGAGACGACGGCGGGCGTCGGCGAGAGTGCGGTCCGCGCCATCACGCTCGGCGGGTGCCACGCCACGTTCGACGGGGGCTATATCCGGGGGGCCGATTCCGGCGTTAACCTGTTTGGTGTCCACATCAGCACGGGTGCTGGCAGCTTCCCGTGTCGCGCGGCCTTTAACAACACGGTAATCAGCGGGTACGGAACCACTATTGCGGCCTCGTCCGGAGCTACGGTTTACACCTCGCAGCTTGGGCAAGATCGCATTTTCGCCAACCTCGACGCAACCCCGGCGCAATGGTTCGGGGATTATTCTCCGCGCATTTCCGCCCGCAAGAGCACGGCCCAGACCGTGCCTACCGGCGTCTTTACGAAAGTCGTCTTTGACGTTGAGCGTTACGACCTCACCGGGGCGCTGGCGAGCAGCACCTTCACGCCCGGAACCGTTGGCACATACGACATCAAGGCATATGTGACGTGGGCGGCGGCGGTTGCGTCTGACGGGCTTATCATCGCCATATACCTGAATGGCAGCGCGTATCGGCAGAGAACGGTTCCGGCGATAGGAACGGGCGCACAAAGCATCCCGCTTACGGCGGACGTTGACATTAGCGCAGCGACCGACACCATCGAGGTATATGTCCGCCAAACCAGCGGCGTTGATCAGGACATTTCTGCATCGCCAGAGCAGACGTTCTTTTCTGCATCCCTGATTGGCAGGAAGTCCTAAGCCTTCTGCCGGGCGGGATTCCCCACCATCACCGCGCCCGGCGGAACGTCTTTGGTGACAACGGCCCCCATGCCGATCACCGCCCCCTTGCCGACCACGAGGGGTTTGCCCGGAAGGCCCTGCCTGAACACGGCCCCGGTTCCGATATAGGCCCCGTCCTCAACGACGATATTGCCATTCACGCTGGCCCTTGGCGCGAGGGTCACGAAGTCCCCGATTACGCAGTCATGGGCAACGTAGGAATATATGTTGGCGTGAAAGTGCCGCCCGATCCTGGCCGATGCGGTGATCGTGGAAAAGTCACACAGGACAGCCCCCTCACCGAGGGTGACGCCGGGGCCGACAACACAGGTCGGGGCGCGGATTTGACCGAACGACAGCCCGGCGGCGAGAACCTTGTCGGCCATGCGACGGCGGGTGTCCGCACCAGCAACGGCTATGACAACCCCGTGGGACCATCCAGTGTCGGCCAGTTCGGCCAGCGAGACGACGCGGACGCCCTCAACCACTGTGCCAATCTCGTTCGGATCGTCTGAAACGAATACGACGCCCTCCGCCGAGCGGGCCGCGTTTGCCTGAATGAGCTCCCGTCCAAAGCCGCCGGGGCCGTAGATTGCTATGGTCATGCCGAACAAGAACCACGGATATGGAACATTCGTCAACAACCCAGAGTCAGCCGGGGGGCTGCGCGAACAACCCCCCGGCTCCGACTGTGACTAGCCGGGTCGCGCGACGACCTGACCTGACAATGTAATGATTAACAGCGAGTGACCGCTAATGACCCTGCACTCCGACGCCCGCAAACTAAACTGGTCAATGATCGGCGTGATTATCGCGCTGGTTATGCAGGCCGTTGCCCTTGTGTTTTGGGGTGGCGGGTTGAACCAGCGGGTAGGCGCACTAGAGCGAACGGTCGCCCCGCTCAGTGACGGAACCATTGCCAGAATGGACGAACGGACCTTGGCAATGAAGGACCAGCTCGACAGGATCGAGCGAGGTCGTAGGGCAAGCGAATGATCCGCGCGCTGTTCATCCGGCTCTTCGGCCATCTGCCGTTGAGCCGTGAAGAGGCCCGCGATTGGTCTGCGATCCTCTACACCCCATTCCTATCGCTATTTCTGGCGGCTCAGGTCGTTAGCTTCACTTGGGGGCCATGGCCTGCCGAGAGTGCGGACCTGCGCCTAAAGGCCCTCGCCTGCGTCATGATCATCAACGCCCTGCTGATCGGTCTGGGGACGCTGTTCCTGCAAAGGCGAACGGCCAACATCAAGGTTGAGACGCCAGCCGGGTCATTCGAGATTGACGACGTTACGCAGGGCTAGGCGTGCCGAACCCTTGCGGTGGCCGGACCCCAAGGCGTTCCAACCTCAAATCGGGGCTCTGGCGACAAGGTAAGTACGACCTCGCCCGGCACCTTTCCCGGCTCGACATTCTTGAGGATGCAGCCGTTGGCGCGAGCGAGCGACACGAGTGCGTCGAGGTCAGCTTTTTCCATCCCCCACCCTACCACAAAACACCGGAGTCAGCCAATGGCTTACAGCCTCGGGGCGCGTTCGCGCGCCAACCTTGAAGGTGTCGATCCTGACATGATCCGCGTGGTCGAAAGGGCCATTGCAAACAGCCCGCAGGACTTCATGGTTCTGGAGGGCGTTCGCACCCCGGCTCGGCAGAAAGAGCTGTATGCCCAAGGCCGAACGAAGCCCGGCAAAAAGGTGACGTGGACGCTGAACAGCAACCACTTCATCAACCCGAAAACCGGCTACGGCCAAGCGGTCGATTTGGTCCCGTTCCCCGTGGACTGGAGCGATCTGAAAAAGTTCGACGTAATGGCCCGCGCCATGCTCAAGGCGGCGACCGATCTGGGCATCCCGATCCGGTGGGGTGCCAATTGGGACGGCGACGGCAACTGGCGCGAAAAGGGCGAGACCGACAGCCCACATTTTGAGCTGGTGAAATGACCTTCCTCGCCGGGTTCATCATTGGCTTTTGCGCCTGCGGTGTCGCCATCGCCATCGGGACCGTCTGGGTTGCCCTGCGGATGGTGAAGGGATGACCCGCTACATCCTCGCCGCGCTGGCCCTCGCGCTGGCCCTGTCAGGTGTCCAGACGTGGCGGCTGGATAGGGTCAAGGCCGATCTGGTCAAGGCTCAAATCGACATCGCCACCCTGACCGAGTTCAAGGCCCTGGCTCTGGATGACGCCCAGACCCAGGCCGATCTTTGCCAAGCGCGGGTAGAGGCCGCCCGCGCATCCGCACGACGCATTCAAACCCTAGTGGAGAGACCCCATGCGGTTGACCCTTCCGGCTGCCCTGTTCGCGACGTTCTCGATGCTGACAGCCTGCGCGACGCACTCCAACCCAGCGCCCCTTCCCCCTAGCGTCTGCGTCGAGCCCGAGCCGGAGCCGGTGCTGCCCAAGGAGGCCAGCATTGTCCAGCCGGTGACGGACGAGGAACGGGCGGGGACCGGCGCGACCCTCAACTGGATGGCCGAAGTCCTCGATTGGGGACGGCGCGGCTGGTCTGTCGCTGAAACAGCCCGGAAGGCTTGCTAGATGCCCGCAGCCGCAATGAAGCGGGAAACCGCCCTAGAGGCCGTCGCCCGCGTCGAGACCGCCCTTCGCGAAGGCTACCGGCCCTCTGGTCACAACGGCCACGGCCCCGCCGCCATCGCCCGCGCTGCGGAGGTTGCGGTGCGGGAGGGGTGGTGTGGAACCGCCAAGGGCTTCATCTCCCGCGTGTCGAATGCCAAGCTGTCGCATGGGTTGGAGCCGGACGAGACCCTGTACCGCTCTCAGCGCTATCAGCAGCCCGTTCCCCGCGCCGTGGTGTCAGATGCCCCGCCGCCCCCTCAAGCCCTCTCCCTGCCCTCTGGGCGGCCCGTGCGTGTCCTCGCCATCGGCGACCTTCATCAAGACCCCCGCCACCCCGACCGGCTGGAGATTTTGACCTGGCTGGCCCGCTACGCCTCGCGCGAGCGGTTCGATCACATCGTCCAGATCGGCGACTGGTCAACGTGGGATAGCGTCAACCAGCATGACCGGAACGACACCCTTGGGGCGCGGTCCAAGCCGTCAATCGTGCAGGATATGGACAACTTGAAGGCCAGCCTGTCCGCGTGGCGGCGCGGGATTGATCCCGACTACAAGCCCCGGCAATCCATCGTCCTCGGCAACCATGAAAACAGGCTTGAGCGCTTCGAGAACGCCAACCCGGAAAGCGCCGGGGCCTTCACCCATCAACGCGACGAGCTGTTCCTTCAGTTCGGCTGGCGCACCCGTCCCTATGGCGAGGTGTTCTATATCGAGGGCGTCGGCTTCACCCATCACCCGATCAACGGCGCGGGCCGGGCCTTCGGTGGCGAGACCGGGCCACAACGGGCGGCGAACAAATCAACCATCCCCATCGTATCCGGCCACACCCACAAGCGCCAGCTTCACGACAGCGCCAAGATCGGCCCGGTTGATGTAATCAGCATGGTCGAGATTGGCTGCGCCCTGCCGTGGGGAACCGTCGAGTCATACGCAAAGCATGGTATGACCGGCTGGTGGTACGGGTGCTGCCCGATGACCGTTCAGGGCGGCGTGATAACCGACGTGGCGTTCAAGTCGATGATTTCGATTGAACAGGAGTTCGGAGGCCGCCTTGCCCAAGCCGCCTAGCGACTTCCTTGCACTTTTTGCAAAGAACTAAATCACCCGGAGGTCGCCTTGCCCAAGCCGCCTAAGCCCGGAAGCCCCGCCTTCTCGGCATGGCTGGACATGAACCGCCAAAAGCAACGCGCATACTCCCGTCGCCGCGCCATATGGAACCGCAAGATAGGCCGACCATTCTCGTGCGAGCTGGACATAGAGCCAGGGTCAATCGATGGCGGGTTCGACGGGGACGGCTAGGCGAGCATTGCAGCGGCGCGCTTGCCCGCGTCGGTCAAGGTGAAGGTCGTAACCGTTCCCCACTGGATAGGGGACAGGCGCTTGTATTCGTCGCGCTTGGTCATCAGGCCGTCCATTTCGAGGGCGTAGAGCGCGTAGCCCGGCGTCCCCGGCGCTACGTTGCTGTAGTCCATAAGGCAGCCGCCGCCGTTAAGCAGCGCCGCCTCCTTCATGGCCCCCTCACGAACGGCTGGCGACTCCTTAGCCTCCGGGGCCGGTTTGGCTCGCTTGAACATTCGCAGCATCACCCATCCTTCCGTTTAGCGTTATCCGGTCCTGCCGGTTCCAGTGTCTTGCCCTTTAGGGGCTTGGCGAGGGCGTGTTTTCGGAGCGCGGGCGTCAGGCCCAAAACCGTCACGATTGCCCGCTGCGCCGGTCCCGGTGGCCCGTCCTTGGCGTAGTTCTTGCCGGTCTTTTCAGACACCCCTAGCCACCGGCCTGCCGCATTGATCGACAGGCCGAGGGCTTCAAGGGCGGCGCGGTATTCGTCAGCGGTCATGCGGCTCCGCACATTGCAGCGGAGGCGCGCACCGCAGGCGCGTCATCCGAGTAGGTCCGCATCCAAAGCTGGAGGACGGCGGAGGCTCGGCGGCGGTCGTAGTCGAAGGCCCGCTCAAGGTAAGCACCAGCGCCGAACATATTGGTCTCCCCGCTTTCGCGAAGGCCGTCCAGATAGTCGAAGGCGGTTTCCAGTTCTTCGGCGGTGTAAGTGGCCTCGGTCATCTGTCTGTTCTCCCGGCCCGGTGCCTGATTGCCCCTTGGCCATGAACAGAGACTAGGGCAGATATTACACCGGGTCAAGCGGAAAAGGGTTTACAGTCTGCCCCCCGGCGGAACGCCTCGTGAACGTATTGTGGTGGAAATTGTGGGGGGCACGGTCCCGCGACCATCCCGACGTTCCCCGCCCGTTCCGGTTTTGGCTAAACTCTCGGCTTGCTCTTTCAAGGCTCAAACCCTTATGTGGCCTAGTTGCGGATGTGGCGGAACTGGTAGACGCACTGGATTTAGGTTCC